CCGGCCTCCTCCGCGTGCTGCTTGGCACTCTTCGCGTCCCGGCCAAGCTTACGATGCTCGGCATCGTGGGGCATGTAATGCTCGCTGTAGTTATAGCCCTTCTTGCCCAGCTCGGTCGCGTAGAAATCGAAACCCTCACCGCTGTTTTCCAGATAGTCGATCGCACGGCGCTCCATGCCGACATCCTGCCAGAACGTGATAGCCATCGCATCGCCAACACCCAGATCCCATGTCGTATAGACCGGTATGCCAAGGATCGGGATGCGACAGATGCGCCCCTCGCTGCGAACCTTCTTCATCTGCGGACCGAAGTATGCGCCCTCAACGCTCGCTTCGAATGCCTCATCAGGATGCGACGGATGCTCCTGCTTCATCTTGTCGCCCTGCTGCTCGTCTTTCTTCACATACCAGGCACGCTGTTCGCGGGTGAGCTTCACGCCACGCTTGCGAAGCCAATCATGCGCCTCGATCTGGTCGAAATACTCCTGCATTTCGGCTGTCTCAACAACGTTGGCGTCAAGCACATTCCCGGCATCCTCCCACCATGCGGTGAAGTGGAATTTGAAGTCGAGCGGTGTCAGATCGCGCTTTTCTTCTTCCATATGACGAGCCTTCTTCACCATGTCGTGAAACTCGCCTGCCCTGCCCTCTGCGGTCGATTCAACCGTGATATTTTGGCCAATCGCCACGGTGTTGAACGCGCCGGTCTTCACCTCTGTCGCGCGATCCGGATATTTCGCGCACAGCTTGCCGTACTCTGAGACATGCAACCGCTGGAGTGTGCCAGAACGCAGGGATACACCGACGCGGATGCTCGACCCATTGTTGAAGCGCAGGCTCTCCGCGCTATCGTTCTCGGCCGCACGTATCTTGCGAAATGGCTCTGGTAGATTGTCGTAGGCGAACTTGATCTTGTCGCGAAAGAACGCCTTCGCATCGACCAGATTGTGAGCGATGACGCCAGCTGACAGGTTCGACGTGAATAGGCAGTCGTCCAACATGTCTAACTGAATTACGGTCGTAAAACCAAGCTGACGAGCCTTAAGCACGACATCCATCCCGTGCCGATCGATGATGAAGCGTTCCTGATGCTCGTTCATGCGGAACGGCACCTTTTTACCCTGCTTGTCCTTGATGTCGTAGAAGCCACCACGCAGGCGTGACAGCTTATCGGGGAAGCGTCGTGCAAGCTCCGCCAGAAAGGCCGTCTCAACGCTCACCCGCGATCACCAAGCCATTCTGCCAGAGTGCCCGCAACGCTGTGCTCAACCTTGTCGGTGAACATGCCAAGATGACGGCCCATATCGACCAAGGCCGCGCGCTTATCAGACAGCTTGAACTTAACACGGCGAACGTCGCGCGCATCCTCTCCGCGCCCGTCCTTGAAGTCCTCAACCGTAACTTCATTGATCGCTGCCGCCTGCTCGCGGCTCAGGGCCGACAGGTCAACGAATGGCTCTCCCTCGGGAGTGATGCTGAGATAATCCCGCATATTCGAGAAGCCAATCAAGGCGAGCTCGTTCAACACGCGATCAGCAGTCACGGCGGTCCGTGCCGCACGTTCGGCCTGTGCCGCAGCGATTGCCTCGGCAATTTCAGGTTTGCTCAGGTTCTCGTGGCCGATTGAATAAGCCGTGTCCGCGCTATACCCGGCCCTTATCGCAGCCTGTGTCGCATTCAGATCGATCAGGTATTCCCGAACGAACTGCTCTTGCTTCGGTGTCACCTACTCACTCCTTGCACAAAGTAGCCCGCCGGCCACGGGAGGGGCATTGCAGCCGGCGGGCAGCGCCTTGGCGCGTTCGATATGGGCTTTCTCGCGTATGGATTGGGTCATGCTGCCTGATCCCGGCATAGTTCGTAGCCGCTGATTTGCTCTTTCCAGTCGTAGACCAGTTCATCGCAGCGACCGGGCAGGCCCATGCGGACCTTGTTCACCCGAAAGATGACGCGAGTGCCGCGCAAATCCTCGCGGTGGATCACGATCCCGTAATCCGCCTTGTTCGCGAAATTCGCCGATCCACTGATGTCATACAGCGTCGGAATCTTCAGCTTGCCGTCCATGCGCGGCGAGCGAGGATGAGCGACCAGCCAAACAGCACAGTCGTACAGACGTGCGAAACGCTTCAGCGATCGGATGGCGCGGCCGATATAATCCGTCTCGCTCTCGTCACTCGCGCGCTTATGCTCGATCTCGTTCCAGGGATCGATGACAAGCAGCCGGCTGCCGTCGCGCAGGACCGAGACCTTCGCCAGTTCCAGCAGGTAATCGAGGTCCATTTCGGTGTCCTCATTTTCAGGCGTCTGCGCGATGATTCCAAGCTTTCGCTCCATCAGATCATCAGCGGGCCCGGGCCGTAGGCACTGCGGCGAAAATTCAGGAACCTCGTAGATCGCAGCCCGCATGCGACGTTCCAATATCGGCCGCGCTTGCGTCTCAAAGCTGGCGAGCGTCATCGGCACGCCCTGCTTGAGAAGCTTCGCCATCATGACCAGTGTCAGCGATGTCTTGCCTCTGCCGGCATATCCGGTGATTACGCTGAAGCTGCCGGGGACAAGCTTGAACACCTGTTCCATGCCGGTCATCCCGATCTCAACCGACGTTACCGAAGGCGGATCGGGGAAGTCCGACATGCGGTAATAGCCCTTCACCGGATAGGGCTTCGCATCGTTGAGACACGCCATCACGGTCTCTGCGCCGTGCATTACCAGAACCTCGTTCAGGTCCTTGCAGTCAGCGGCATAGCGGACGAATTTGCACCGCTCTGGCCCAAGCAGCCGCGCAAGGTCAGCCGCCAGAACTCGCCCTGGCTCGTCGTCATCCGTTGCCAGGATGAATGTTTTCACCCGGTCGATCAGGTCACGCGACCGCTGGATGCACTGGTAGCGCCGTTCCTCGAAAGGATTCTCGCTCTCGTCCTGTGGGGCTCCGTTCGGAACCGATATTGCGTGCCTGAACCCGCAACGGATTGCCGTCAGGGCGTCCCACTCCCCCTCCGTGATTATCACCGGGGCTCCGTTGCGAACCTCGTCCGACAACAGCACGTCGTGGTTCCACAGAACGAGCGGAGCGCCCTCGTCCATCTTGTGCTTCTTCTCGCCCGTCAGCCGCCACTTGTGGTTCACCACTTGGCCCCGCTCGACATACGGAACGGTCAGCCAATTGGCGCCGCCTGCGCTCGTCGTTTCGAGCCCAAATTTCTCGGCGAGGATCGGATCGATGCCCCGTGCGTCCAGCCAGGTCTTGTGCCGATCGTGCAACATCAGATCCACTCCATCCGCAATTGTGGCAAAGCCATGCCTTTCCGCCATCGACCTCGAACACGCTGAGGCAGCGTTCCCGTTTTTTGTGCCGAGCATGGGAACACTCGGGGCAAGTGTGCTTGCCGATCTCCAGCGCTACCATCCGTCACCCCCAACCGCCGTCAGTTGCCCTTCCTTGATCGGGTACAGGTCTTGCCAGCAGTGCATGGTGGATTGGTCTAGGACAGCGCCGGGATCATGGCCGTGATCGCGCAACTCGGAGAGCGTTCGCATCACCATCACAGCCGCTCGGTCGGTCAGGGGTTTTTTGATTTTCGCCCTCATGGCGACAAACCCATCCCATTCCATCCGAGGAAGCCAATCAGGCACGCCATTTTTGGAGAGAGGTTTACCCTCTCTCTTTTTATTCTGGCTTCTGGCTTCTGGCTTCTGAGTAATAGGCTTCCTATTAGGAGACCTATTAGGTTGCGGTTTTTCATCAAGGTTTTCCGCGCCTTGCGCCCACCGCTTAGATACTGCCTTTCGGCCTTTTTCCGCGCGGTTTCGGTCCTTAACCATTCGCCGTGAGTAGACGACGCCTTTTCGCGTGCGGCTGAGAACACCCGCGCTTTCGAGTTCGATCAGCAACGCTGAGACCTCGTCCACGCCAGTCCCCGCCATACGGGCAAGAACGTCGTTACTCACGGCGTGGCCACCAAGGACAAGGTGGCCATAAGGCGATGCTTCATGCATGACGCACAGCATCTCCATCCACAGACCGCGCGCAGACAGCGATACGGCCCGAAGGGCTTGATCCCCACGCCAATCGCGCGGGTAGAATTTCAGCCACGGATTGCTCACGCAGCATCCTCGATTTCCATGACGATCACCATCCGAGGGCGATCCGAATAACGCTTGCGGACGATCAGGTCCGTGACCTGGCTATCGTCCTTAAACAGAATGCCGTTGCAGCCATCCAGAGCAGCCTTGGCGTAATTATCCGCATCAGGCCGCGTCGTGGGCTTCAGGATGCCGTCTATGGCGTCAGCGCGCCTCTTGCGGCTCAATGACTTCGGCATGGTAACATAAGCCGTTACGCACAGGGTCACGGCGTCCAATACGGGCGGTCGATCCTGCATCACCGCGACGGCTTCGCAGCGTACCAAATCCTCATAGCGGCGTGTTTTGGCCGGTGTGTAGACGCGGGCGAACCTGCCTCGTGTCGTTACGCGGGCACGACCTTTCGCCACGGGCGCTCCGTCAACAGTGACAATCACCAATTCTGGAGCCGGAGCTACCCAAGGCGCGTTCATGCAAAGTCACCCGATGTCAAAACCGGGCTACCTAATGACCCCATAAATTGGGGGTCGCCATGATTCTTAGCGACCAGCCCCAATTCACGGGCGCGGGCCATGAAGGGCTCGTAACCCATGCCTAGATCGCTATCGTGGTTGAGGCCGTAACGAATTAGGCACTCAAGCAATGCCTTGGAGGCCGCTTCGGCGGAGTGGCGCTTGGTCTGCTCGTCCAGATAATAAGTGCTGTCCGATACGCCCGAGACAGGGTGTTCCGCACGAGGCGGGGGCAGGCTGGAACGGATATCAGCTACCAGTTCGACAGGAACGGCGAAGATGCTCGCGATCTCGGCATCGACCTTGATATATTTGCACGCCCTCGCAATGCGGGTCACTTGCTCTGAGCTTGTGCGGGCGCGAGGCGCAGCATGAACGACGTTCATGCTGCGATCCGATCGACCTGAAGCTCGGCTGCCTTTGCGAGGACCTGGGCTTTGCGTTGGGCTATTTGTGCGGCACGGGCGTGCTTAGCGGAATCGTGGCGAGCGCGCTTAATCCGGTACAGTTGGTCTTGGGCATCGGCAAAATACCGCGCGTAGTGCGCCGCTCTATCCTGCGCGGATCGAAATGCGCTGTTCATGCCCCGCAACTGTTCGGCATAAGTCTCAGCTCGCGCGTGCTCTCCACGCATCAGGAGATAAACCGCTGCCGCTCCAGCAGTGACGATCAGACCATAGGCTAGGGTGATGTAGATGATCATGACGCACGACCCCGGCGCGCCATGGATTCCGTGACCTGCTCGACCGTCAGCTTGGTGTGCGCAGCGATGCGGTCGAACGGAACGGCTGTGGTTGCGTAGTAATCGAGAACGGCCACGATCTTGGCGCTGAAGGCATCGACCTTGCGCTTCTCGACTTCGGACCGGGCGATTTTCGGTGCGCTTACGCCATCGTAATAATCCGCCTTAGCTCCGCGCTTTACAGGGCGCCTTCCCTTGGGAAGGAATATCTTGCTGGCGCGCTCAGCCGTGACAATCGGCGACTCTGCCAGCTTGGCTAGAAGGGCGTCCATCACGACACCGCGCGAATGCGGCGCGTACGGGACGCGAGATAAACCGGGTCCTGTTGCGGCTCGACGCCGGGGCCGCCGTAATCCAGAACCTTGATGTCAGGGTGAGACGTGCCCCAGCTTTCGCCGAACTTCTGGCCAAGGCGAACAAACCCGCTGCCATAGGCGACGTAGACGACGCCCGCGCGGTGATATAGCTTTGCTTGGACATAGATGCCCTTCGGCTTGCGCACGATGGCGAACGCGTCTTCAATGAGATGGAATAGATCGATCATGCTGCGTCCCTTTCCCGTTCGATCTGGCAAATGAGGGCCTGGCCTTCGCGAACGAGGCGCTTGAGGTCTGGCAGGTAGTCGAGACGTTCCTTGAGCAATTCGCGCGGGCCTCCGGGCGATCCGGGAGAGCGAGCCGACGAAATGCGGAACGACACGAGGTTGGTGAGCGGAAGAATATCCGCCGATGGATCGGGCTCGCGGGCCACGGCGCGGCCACCAGCAAGCGCCAGATAGGGATCAAGCGAGTGAACGCCGTATGCCCTGCCTATGCGGTTGAGATAGATCGGGTTAAGGTCGGCGCGCTTGTTTGCTGCGTTGCTTATCGTGCCCAGTGAAACATCGATCCGCTCCGATATTTCGAGCAGCGTCGTGCCGTGATCATTCTGCACATTGCGCAGGATTTCGGCGACGGCGGACCGATAAGCCTCTTGTTCCTCGACTGCGTTGACACGCAATACATTGCTGCGCTGCATCATTTAGACACGTCTCCGTGATGAGATACCCAAGCACCTTCCAGAGCGCTGGAATGCTCGCTGCCGTCATCGCCGTGCGCGCCGCGTCGAAGGCTCGCGCACAGATCGAATGGGAGGCAGATCAGCCAACCCATGAAGGCGATGAAGGCGAGACTGCTTTGACCGCGCTGGCGGGGGTCAGTGTCCCAGAAGTCGTTGTCCTCGCTCACGCGGGACACCCTGAAGAGTCACCCGCGCGGGTAGTGGAGGCTCCCCGCGCGGGCTCACGAGCAGGGGGGCGCCCGTGATCTGGAATGGGAATGAAGCGCAGCGGTGTTTCAGTCGTCAGCCATTGGCGATGACCGATCGCACGCGTCTGGCGGAGGAAGCATTGGGTCATGCTGCGGCCTGTTCGGTTTCAGGCTCGTCAGGCAGTACGTTCGCCACCTCGTCAGAGGTTAGCGCCACTCCGTGACTCTTGGCTGCATCGAGCACGGCGCGTTGACGCCAAAGAGGGATTTCACGCTTGGCATGCCAGCTCTTCACAGTGGAAGAGGGCACGCCGAGCTTGGCGGCCATTGGGCGGATACCACCCATCTTTTGAAAGACGCTTTTCATCGCGACGACCACCATGTGCGATTAACGCACCATTTGCAAGTAAAATGCGTGCGGCAATCGCACTTCCCGTGCGGGCGCGAAAATCGCACAAGCGTTTTGATGGAGCCGGGGGAAATCGTTGAGGCGCTGAAGCGCTTTGCTGTGCCGCATGACAAGATCGCGGAGGTGATCGGTCGTGACCGCACTACCGCCACGAAATTGGTGGCCGGCAAGCGATCGATAAAGGCAACTGAGATCGGACCGCTAAGAGCGCTGGTCGAGGAAGCTGAGCGTGAGGCCGGTGAGGTAGAGGCGGTGCGCCGAACACGCCCTTTGGCCGACGAAGAGGAAGGGCTGATCGGGGATTACGTCTCTGTAGACGTTATGCCGTCCTATGCGGGCATGGGTGGTGGCGGTACGGGAGAAGGGGATCGCGCCGTGGCCCGCCTACCCCGGCGCCTAATTGAAGAGGAACTGCGCGGACATCCCGAGGACTTCGTACTTATTGATGTGCGGGGTGACAGCATGTTTCCCGACTTTCTTCATGGAGACCAAATCCTGGCGGACAAGCGGGATCGCGATCCACGGCAGCCGGGTTCATTCGCGCTGTGGGATGGCGACGGCTATGTGGTAAAACTGGTCGAGAGAGTGCCGCATAAGCGCGGGTGGTACAGAATATTCTCCGCGAACGAACGCTATACAGCTTATGAGGTCGAAGAAACTGAAGCGACTATATTAGGGAGGCCCGTATGGTTCGCGCGGCGCCTTTGATTCTTCTCTTTCTGGTTGGCTGCCAACAGAGGCCCAACAACAATATCTGCATCACACCTATGTCACTTGAGCAGTCGCTTAAGTTGGGGAACGATAGCACAGCTTGGGAGCAGAAGGTTGACGCCTGTGTATCCCGATGGGGGATGCGGCTTGCTGGCGGCCCCGATTCTATCAACGAGGTCGCGGAGGCCACTATGGGTGGCTGTCATGATGCCGTTAGCAGTTTGGTGTCGTCACAGTTTTCTGAGTTTCGCCAGCACGGCATCACCCCTCCAGATTATGACCTCGCGTTAGCGGAAAGGCGTAAGGCGGCGCTTGAGTTGGCCCGCTTCTACATCGCCCTCGCCCGCGCCGGGCATTGCCAGGTCCCATAAAAATCGCCACGTGCGATTTATGTGCGATTTTCGCTTGACTAAGGTGCGATAGTCGCACATACCGCTCCCAACATCGAAGGAAGGCCACGCCTACTTCGGTAATTGGGAGTGATACGATGGCGACACAGCCGACGAACGCAGAACTGCTGGAAGCCCTCAAGGGGCTGGTCCGGTATGTAGACGCGGTCCGCCACAGCGCGGGCATGGGCAAGAACCAGGTTGACCGCCTGAATGCGGCCAAAGACCTTATCGCCCGCTCCGAACAGGCCCACGCATCCGCCCTCGAAGCCCTCAACACCGAAAACAATGAAATGGTAGCGCTGTCGAAGGGAGGGCTGGCATGAGCGGGCCTGAAAATCCTCCAGCTTTCCCCAACATGGCTGGCGTCGGCCTCTATGCAGGCATGACCCTACGCGATTGGTTCGCGGGGCAGGCGCTGGCGGGCATGTCGTCAATCGCACTGGACGACGGCGACATGATCATGGGTTGGGCGGATATGTCGAAGGCCGCCTACGACGCTGCCGACGCCATGCTGGCCGAAAGGTCCAAGTCATGAGCGGCTTCGCACCCACCGCACAGGATCGCGGCTACCCGCTCCTAATCTGGCCCACTGGTGCAGATAAGGACCACTACCGCACAGCAATGCGCCGGGAATATCCCAAGGCGACTGATGCTCAGATCGAAGAACTGGCCCGTGCTGGCGCTATGATCGACGCAGGGAGCAAGCGGTTCGTCTGCATTGGTTTCCAGCGTGAGAGCCATACCAGCCTTATCCATTTGGGAGAGGCTGCATGAGTGCCGTGCGCTTCGACGGCGTGGCGCTTGGAACGCGCATAAAGCTCCTGCGCGAACTGCGCGACATGTCGCTGCAACAGGTGGCGGACGCGGCTGGGCTCACCAAATCGCACGTCTGGGAGATGGAGCAAGGGCGCTCGGTCAACCCAACGGTCAATGCGGTGTGGGGCTTGTCCGCCGCGCTGGTGGTCGATCCCGGAACACTTCTCGGGCTTAGCGCCAAGGTGCCAAACGTCAATCCTGTGGCGATGAAAATTGCCGGGATTGTCGATCGCGAGATCAATCGCGCCGTGGCTGCACAGGTGTCGGCATGAGTACGGTTACTCAGGCTGATCGGGATGCTGCTGCGGCATTCTATCCGGAAGGCTCAAATATCCGCGCGGAGATGCTTTCGGGCAAACTCGATCACTTCGGCACAATCCAAGCCTTGGCGAAGATCGCAGCAAACATCTGTGACACCGCCATCTCCAACGCCCGTTCCAACTCTATGGTTAGTGGGAGGGTTAGTTGAGACAAGTATTCATGGCGAATGCGACAAGTCGCACCGCGCTTTCGTCTTCGATCGAGCCGCTCTGCGTCTCGCCGCCTTACGGCGCTTCAATCGCTTTCGCAAGGGAGAGCTTTCGTGGACTTTGCTGACTTTCCAAAGATGCCGCGCCTGTCGCGTGAAATGATCGTCACCGAAAAGCTGGACGGTACGAACGCACAGGTCTGTATCCGCGTGCTTGCCGATGGAGAGATTATGCCAACCAACACGCCGCTTGTCGCGGTGGTGGGTAATCTCTTGTTTTACGCAGGCTCCCGCACGCGCTGGATTATTCCGGGGGACGATAATTATGGTTTTGCCGGCTGGGTCGCAAAGAATGCTGACGATCTGGCGATGCTTGGCGAGGGGCGACACTTCGGCGAGTGGTGGGGCCTTGGAATCCAACGCAATTACGGGCTGACCGAGCGCCGCTTCTCCCTTTTCAATGTGTCGCGTTGGGAAGACGAGCGACCTTCCTGCTGTCACGTTGTGCCTACGTTATATCGTGGCCCTTTTTCTACCGATGCAGTCGAGAGCGCTCTAGCGAATCTCGCAATGACGGGGTCCGCCGCTGCGCCCGGTTTTATGAAGCCAGAGGGTGTGGTGGCATTCCATACGGCGGGCAATTTCGGCTTCAAAAAGACGCTCGAAAAAGACGCCATGCCAAAGAGCTTGGCGGCGTGATGTACGCGCAAGGGATCGCAGCGCGGAGCGATACGACGCGTAGCGGCGTAGCCGTAGGCAAGAGCCCGGTCCGCATAGCGGATGCGCCCAAGAGCATCCCTGACGCACTTCATAATCTGCTTACCTCAGCAGAAACCCTTCGTGAAATGATCTCAAACAGAACGCCTGAGAGCGCTGAAATGGCAGCCATAGAAGGGCGTTGGAGGAAGAATAGGGAGGCGAGAAATGGCCGACTTTAAAATTGGCGATGTAGTTGTGTGCGTCGATGCAAGCGCAAGAAAAAACACAGAGCGCCACCTCAAAGCTGTGTCTCGATTGCGGGAAGGCGCAATGTATCGCGTCCTCAACCTCTCTCCAACCAATGGATTGATAATTTCATGCCCCGCCGCGTGGGCTGAGGATGGGTTCGGGTGGAAGTCAGACCGCTTCTGCCACCTCCCTAAGGCCTACAGCAATTTCACCGCCTCTATGCGCGCGCTTCGTCCTCTGAAGGTTGAGGAAACCAACTCATGAACAGGCCCCCATTAGATTGGCAGGATGTGGCTGTGCAGAGGCCCGCGAAGATCGAGATGGATCTTTGGGCGACCGCTTCGCGGCAACCTGCTGGTCGGGCTACGCCCCGAGCCCTTCGGTCTCGGCCATTCGGCGACCATCAGGCGCATGGGTTCGACGCGCTTGCATGGGCTCCCCGTGCAATGGGCCTCACCGCCAATATCGCATCCGGTTTCGCCATGGCCCTGCTCCTTGTGGGCATCTGGGCATACGCCACCCGTCCCCCCGCCGCCGCAGCATCAACGGCTAGCGACCCCTCTGCGCTTGCTGCGGCGCGCACGGGTCAAGGATCTTCCCATGAATAAGCTGTTCGCAGCCATGGCCAAGGCGTTCCCCGAAATCGAGGGAGCTACCAAAGACAGTAACAACCCAGCGTTCAAATCGAAATACGCGGACCTGTCCAGCGTATCCGAGGCGATCAAGCCCGCGCTGATCAATCACGGCCTGTTCTACGTCCAGCTTACCCATGAGCAACAGGGCGGCGTCTGCATCGAAACTCAGGTCTGCCACGAAAGCGGCGAACAAATGAGCTTCGGCAAGCTGTTCGTCCCCGCTGGCAAGCAGGATGCGCAGGGGTATGGGTCGGCACTGACCTACGCGCGGCGCTATAGCCTCATGACGGCTTTCGGGGTGTGTCCGGAGGATGACGACGGAAACGCGGCTGTACGGGCGCCTGTGAACGACAGGCACGGCAACGAGGCGGCGGGACCGGAAGAGCCCGCCCTTCGTGAAAAGCTTGAGGGGCCGTTCGCGAGCAAGTCCGCACTGCAAGCCGGAATGCGATCGTTCGTAAACAAGCTGCTCGCCGCACAGTCCGTCGCGGAGATCGAGGCACTTGAGGCCGAGAACGCAGCCGAGTTGGCGCAATGCGAACGCTATCTGCCAGTGTGGTGGAACGGCGACGGCGCGGACAAGCGTGGCGTCAAGGGCCAGATTGCCGACGCCAAGGCCTCTCTCGTTGGCGCTGACGAAGGCATGTTCGGTGCGCTCGTTCGCTCCATGAAGGAATGCGAGACGCTCAAGGGCCTTACGGCTTGGTGCGCCACCAATGAAAACTTGATCGATGGCCTGAACGACATCGACCGGCGCCGCTTCGAGAAGGAGCGGGATCAATTCGAAAGCGGACTGTCCGCTGTAGCAAGAAGGAATGCAGGGTAATGCAGCTATGCACCATATCGGGCAACATCGGCTCCGATGCCGTCACCCGTCAAACCCAGAAGGGCGACAAGGTTACGGCCTTCAACGTGGGCGTGCAGCAAGGCTGGGGCGATAACAAATCAACCAACTGGTATCGCTGCAACGTCTGGGGCGACCGGGGCGAGAAAATCGCTCAGTATCTCCTCAAGGGCGTCAAGGTTTTCGTGACCGGCGAGCTGTCGATTGGCAGCTATGAGGGGAAGACCCAATTTGAGGTTCGGGTAAACGAAGTCGAGTGGGAGCGGCGGCAGGCTGACGGGTCCCAGGGTGCGCCAGCGCGGCGCGCTGAGCGGCAGGACGATCTTGAAGAGGATCAAGTGCCGTTTGGCCTCGGCGATCCCGCTTACGAGCATCGGGTTAGCTGATGCTCACCCGGTCCGCCTTCGCACCCCGGAAGCGCAACAGCCACAAGGCTGACGAAGCGCGCCGTTACCCGAGCCACCTGAAATGGCTTAGGGGCCGCCCCTGTATACTTGAGGGACGCCACGGGCACGCGTGCGAAGGCCGGATGGAAGCCATGCATGTCGATCATGCTGGCGGGAAATCAATGGGGCTTAAGGTCGCCGATTTTCACGCCGTTCCAGCCTGTTCGGAAGCGCATCGCCTCTATCATCAATACGGCGCCAAAACGTGGGAACGAACTTGGGGCGTGGATCTGGTCCTGGCGGCCAAACAATATGCAGCGGCCTCGCCCCATAAGCATCTTTGGGAATCCCAACATGCCTAGAACAACTGGCCTCCGGAAAGATGGCACCCCCTGTGTCAACTCGCGCAAAATGCATATCGAAAAGAGGTGCGTTGGTTGCGGCGAGCCGCTTAAGCAGGGTCCCCATGAGCAGCTTCGCGACTGGATGGCGCGTCGCAATTGCAACCGCTCCTGCCACACGGTGGCGAAAGGGGCTGTCCCAGTTTGGGAACGTTTTCAGCGGCAGACTGCGCAACGCCCCAACGGATGCATAGAGTGGACGGGATACATTGACAGCGAAGGTTATGGCCGGATCGAGGCCAATAGCGAAGTGCTGGTGCACCGCCTCTCATTCAAGATGCATTACCGGAAAGACATAAGCGATCTTCTTGTCTGTCACCGGTGCGACAATCGGCGCTGTGTTAACCCCTACCACCTGTTTGCGGGAACGCATCAGGACAACTCGGACGACATGGTGCGCAAGGGTCGGCAGGCTGACGTGCGGGGCACGAAAAACCCTAACTGGCGGCACGGCAGAAACGTCCGGGATGCGGCAAATGCATAGCGTGACGCTCACCAGC